TTTTTAATGTTCACCGATAATTCCGCCACAACCCCGGCGCCGGGAAGAACGATCCGAAATCAATCCCCCCCTTGCGCTCTCGGAAGTCCATGACCGACAAGACCCGCCCGGCATACACTGCGCCGCCCAGAGTGAACATCACATCATCCTGCGCGCCGTCCCTCATGAACTTGTCCCGGCTTCCGAAAAAGCCTGACTTTCTCCCCGGCATTGGCGGTTCGTGATCAAACGCCTCAGCCTCTTCCTCAAAGATATCGTCTCGGATATACCCGGCCACGGCCACCGGAGGGATTTTCAACCTGCCGTCCCTGGCCGCCGTAAACAGCTCCGAGAACATGGCCTTCTGCCGGTCATACGTCGCCACCCACAATTCAAGGCCGATATCCCTCTCCTCGCACCACGGGGCCAAATCCCATGCGCCCCATCGCTCGCCGCCCAGCATATCCATCCCATCGAACTCATCATGAATCAACTGGAACTGATTCTTGATCCCCTCCAGAGAATGATCTTCCACATTCGCCAAATGAACCACCACGTAGATATATGCCGGGGCCTCGCCGTCCGCTGCAATAAATGGATTGGTCCGGCTTCCCATCAAGCCTTTGGCCACGCCCGTCACAATGGTGCGGGCCGAGGTCTTTTTCTTCATGGGATCGCCACGGTCAAGGGCGCCGATAATCGCCCAGTGGGTGTCATAGATATCGCTCAAACGATTCAGCTCATCCTTTTCCGCCATTCGAGGTCGATTCTGCGGGGTCCTCAGCCTGTAAATATCTTCCACCGGCCACAACCGTCGCTCCGCCTCTTTCACGCGGGGATGGTACACCGCATCCCCCAGTTGGCCATCGATCTTCATCCTGTTTTCAGCATCCCGGTATTTCCTGAGATTCTTGATCAGGTCGATCAATGACCGTTGCGTATTCACGGCATGGTCCACCCCTAAGTAGTGGGTCGCTTCCACGATATCCGGGGTAAACACCTTTTCCCCGCCCGCTTCCCACACGTTTAGAAAAAACCGCTCAAACTCCCCAAACGGAAACTTGGCCCGGTATGAATCCAGTTGGGCCTGCGTCATATTGGGGTTCCAGTAATCGGCAGGATCGCCTTTGGCGCTGTAGCGGTAAGAGACATACAGGGTCGGGTCTTTCTGGCGGGTGAAGGTGTCGTACAGGCGGTAAAGCTGATGGTTCTTTTCTGAAACCGTCGAATCGATGCACCCCATGGCATTGGGGATATTTCGTATGGAGCCGTCAAGCTGGACAAAGAAATCCGACTTTCTTTGCTGAAACATCTCCGAAAAGGTATATGAGTTGATATTCGATACAATCCCTGAAAAAGATGAAATGGTGCGGATCTCCGATTGCGCGGCGCCGTGCTTGTCAAAAAAATACAAACCTTTTTGCTGAACGCCTTTCCGCCCCACTTCGGCCAGCAACTTGGGCGAATGCAGGACGATGCTTTTCATGATGTCGTAGTGGACAAACTGCACCTGGTCTTTGGAATTGGCGCCGCACACGATCTTCTGGCGGGGGAAGTTAAAAAACCTGAATAATTCAATAAGACACACGATGAACGATTTACCTTCTCCCCGAGGCCAACAAAACACCAGCAGGCGATGCTTGAACCGCCCATTCTCCATCTGGAGGGCTTCCCGGAGCACGTCCTTCTGGCCTTCCCACAAATCGCGGTAACTTCGGCCTGTTTCCGGATGCTTTTCCCTGGGCAGGTCTCCCAAGGGCACCCACGTTGACACGGACGATCCAAACGGCACGATGCTGACATTGACCTTTTCTTCGCACCACCGGATCATGGCGTCCCCGTCCAGGGATGCGCTGGACGGCGTTTCCGGGTCGCGCCAATCATCTTCCCGCTTATTGACCGGCCTGCCGGGCATAGGTTGTTTTTTAGGAGGCATCGGCATCGTCCTCTCCATATCCCTCATTATCCACCTTGTCGATGGCCCTTGCCCGCTGCTCCATGGCCTCATACGCGCCAAGACGGCCCTGCTGCATGATATCGTCCAGATCGAAAGCGGCGGGCGCCGACCTGCTGGGGAACTTTTTCTGCCACATATCGTCCAGCTTCAGGTCTTTCATCTCGGCTCGGATTTCCCTTAAAACATCCCGAATCTCCTTGAAATGCGGGTAGGCGCGAACGTCGCCGGTCTTGGTGCTGTACGTCGTATTGTTTAATGTGGACGCTTCGAGCGAGAACCGGGCCAGTTGATGATAAAGCGGCATTAAATGAGTCCCGATCCGGTCCAGTTGCACCTGGCTCAGCACATCGCCCAATCCATGCTTGGGGTCTGTCCAGTCGATATACAGGCCGCGCAGGAACTGATAGATAATCGAACATCTGCCCTGGGGGACGTATTGGCAGTGTTCGTAAAGGGGGCAATCTTCTCCCTTGCATTGCTCCACATGCGCCAGAAACCGCAACCGCTTCCCTTGAATGGACCCGATTTGCGTCCGAATGCGCCAGTCGGGATTACGGCTTCTTCCATCTTCTTCCTTGGTCAGATTAACGCCCAAAACCAAATCTCCTTCGGTATTGCTTGATCGTGCCGGGAGCATATCCCGTCATGTTCGCAACATCCTCATCATCAAACCCAAGACGCATCAGGTACTGCGCCTTCCACTGCCTCAAAAGGGCATATCGCTTCCGTGCGTTCCGGTATGGCCTGACCACGCCGAACACCTCCACGCAAGACACATTCCAATAAGACCGGAGCACAACCCGCACGGTCTCGCCCCTATACCCAAGCTCATCCGATATTTCCCGGCATGGCATGCCCACGCGAAACAGGAACAGGGCCAGCCACCGCCGCATCATGATTTCATGATGTTTCCGCTCATATTTCAGGCGGGAATAAACCGCCTGCCTGGACGTTCCCCATTTACGCGCCACATCCGCGACCTTCGCCTCCTTGCGCATCACCCGATCAATGTCGCTCTCCGGTATGATCATCCAATTATTGCCAGATTCCACTCAATCCTCCAATGCATTAAGGTGATTCCAGTCATGAATAATCGCATAGGCCGCCTTGCGGTTCGGAACGCCGCCAGGGTCCATCACGCCGACAAACCCCTTTTCGACCAATTCCTTGATGGCCCGCTGGTATGTCGGCTTGCTCATGCCGTTTGAATCTCCAAAGCTGAACCGAATAAAATCATCGGTCTTATTGATAATGTTGCCCCGCGGTCCCTTGATGTTCCGTCGCGCCCGGATTTGCAGATACAACTCCCTTGCAGCAAGCGACAGAGACTTCCGTGCATCGCTATAGATAAACGAATATTCGAGCTTGACATACTGTGATCGCGCCACACTGCTATGTCTTTCCCAGCTGATCCCTTAACGTCTTGATCTCAAGCTCATAATCCGCACGCGCAGACCCGCTGCATATCCCTACTGCCGCCAGTGTCGCAACCATTCCGACCACCACCCCGATGCAAAACCACGCCAGGCTCCACAACCCCTCAATCATTTCCGCAACCTCCGGGCCTTGATTTCAGCCCAACTCCACAGGCATTTCCCATTCCGATATTCCGGGGCGTACAAAGTCCCGCACCAGTCTCCGTGCCACGCGCAACAAAACTTGTTGCAAAAACTTCGTGGAACGTCCCGTTGGTCGGGTAAGTTCCGGATGCGGAACTTCTCAGCGATTGAAACCTTTTCCATCTCAGTTGAACGACACCCACACCGCATAGGCAATCGGCTGCCGCCCTATCAGCATCCATGCCCCGGAATGCAAGCTAACAGGTTTCCTTGCGCCACTGGACCTTGAGCTTCGCAATCTGGTCCAGGGCCTTGCGAGCGCGAACGCCAGCAGCCTTATTGCCATCACCGTAAAACTTATTGCCGTCAGACAAAAAGATATTGGCCCACTTAACAATTTCATCATACGTCGATTTCCCTTTCATTTTTCCTCATTCTCCTTTCGGTTCTCAAATTGGTTGTCGATTTCGGCCTTTTTTCTCTCGTTGTCGGCCAACTCCAAACAATACTCCCCCGCTACGCCGAGATACGTGCTGTTGACCTTGTGATCGTATTGCTCATCCATAACGCTGATCATCAAGTCAATCATCGCCTCCAGTTGCTCTCTTTGTTTTCCGACTATCATCGCATGTACCTCACAGGCTTGTTTATGGACTCCGCTCTCTCGATTTCCCACGCAACCCCCTTGCTCTCATTCCATCCATCAAGAGTGAGCACCCACAATTCGTCAGCCCAATCCATCCACTCCTGATTCTGCCGCATCCATGCACCATGGTCCCCGCTCAACCCACCGTGGACAGCGATCCCGTGGGAATGTGCAATCGGAGAGAACACGCAATGGCCATCTTTAATAATCGCCGCCGCCATTTGACATGCCCACCGATAGCGCTCGATCTCCTGGGCTTTTGTGCCGGAATAGGGGGATGCAAGGTAAATCCGCTTCATGCCGCCGCCTCCACTTCTTCAAATAAAGATTGCTGTCCGTAGTTCTCAATGCCCTGAAGATTCTGGACGGCAATATCGAAATAAGATTCTTTGAGTTCAATGCCGACGGCCTTCCTGCCAAACCGCAATGCCTGATATGCTTCGGACCCAATCCCAAGGAAAGGCGTTAGGACTGTTTCACCGGGATTTGAATAGAGCTTGATGCAACGTTCGATGGTGGGAAGCTGGAGAGGGCAAATGTGTTTTTCGTCATTCCCGGTTCGTGCATGTTGATAACGAATCACATCCGACTCACTGATTCCGGTCCATATCCCGCCGGCCCAGTCAATCCATTTTTCGTTGTCGATTTCACCGTTGGCAACAGGGTTCACCGTTTCCTCTGGTTCGCCCGGTTTCTTGAATATCAAGATGTGATCCAACAGGCAGGGCCTTGATTGCGTAGAATCTTTTTTGAGCTGAACAAACAGAAGGCCCTTAGCTTTGGTTCTAATAGCTTGCGATTGAGGATTCTTGGTAACTATCGCCCGCCCATGAAATATCCACCCCTCTTTTTCGTAGGCTCGAACCACATGGCCGGGAAAGTCTCTCACTCCGATGTATCCGTCCTTGACCGCCATTGCCGGAATGTCAGATGTGTGAACGCAAGTTAGACGCCCCTGCTTTGTTACTCTGAGTATTTCACGAATGACGAAAGCGTAATGATCGAAAAATTCATCCCATCCCCGGCTGTTTCCAAGATCGTTTGGAAGACTTGTGTAAGTATACAAATCGGCAAACGGGGGACTGTACACCGACAAATGAATGCTATTGTCCGGTATCCGCTTCAATTCAACGCATGAATCTCCGTTGATGACTTTAAAGTTTCGACCTTCCACAATTCGGCTATTCACGCTTTCCACCTTAACTTCTTCCCCTTTCAATTCCACTCTCTCATAATCCCGCACTGCCACAATCAATTCATCGTGCATATTAACCGCCATTCGCTCCTTCCTCTTGATGTTTTCAAGGATTTCCTGCTCCACTGAAGACAGGATAATATGGACATTGACAGGATGCTTTTGACCAAAACGGTATTCCCGGCGAATGCACTGATAAAACTGTTCCCAACTATCATTCAGGCCAAAGAAGATCATATTGTGGGCGTTTTGAAAGTTCATGCCAAAACCGCCAATCCGACCCTTTGTAACCAAAATGCGGTATTTTCCTTCCTGAAACCCCTAAAATGCAGCCGCTTTATCTTCCGGCGAATCTGTACCAACCACTTCAATCGTTTCATCGGGGTATAGTGAT